AGGTCTTGTTAATACTTGTACTATCTTTGCCATTACTCTCCTCCACCTGGATCGTATGGATCACTGTATGATGTATCATCTCCTGGTGTTGATTCACCTCCAGCATATGTATCAGACTCTCCTGTGTAATCTAAAGTTTTACCCGTAACATCTGTTGTTGGCATTGCAAACTGTCCAATACCTTTATTATAATCACGAGCAAACTGTCCTCTTGTTATATTGGTTCCTGGTATTGTCTCTGTCGACATTAAATAATCTTGTAATCGATTTCTTGCAATCTGTCTTTTTTCAGTTAATCGATCTAATCTAGATTTTTGTCTATCTGTTAATTCTTCCTCTTCTTCTAAATCAGTAATGAAATCATCTAATCTACCAATTTCTTTATCGTACATTTCTCCTAAATTTTTTGATCCAAAACCACTTTCAAAATTTTTACCTGAAAGAATACCACTTGGGTCTACAATTTTATTATCTACAACTCTAAGACCACCCATGTTGTTAGGATCATTCACATATTGATAATCCATATCAGGTTTACTTCTACCTAACGGTAAGAATTGTGATGCAATACCACCAGCTAAAGCAAATGGAATACTAGGAGCTCCAGTGATAATTTCACCAGCTTTTAAACCAAAGTTTAATCCACCTTTAAATAAAGGACCTCTTGCAATGTTTCTCATAATGCCTGTAAATCTATTGTCTTGTGGCACACCAACATTTCTTGCAGCAATGTCTTGACTAGCAAAGATAGGAGTTGCATCGATTATACCTCCTTTAACTAAAGGCTCATTAACGGGTATTCCTGAGTAGTCTAAATTAGATCCTCGATTAAAACCACTTTGAAAAATGTTAGTGGGGCTAAATGTTTGGTTTCTACCATCGTAGAACCTTGCATCAGAGCCTTGAAATATATCTTGAATATTGGCCGGAGGAAAACTACTAGCTAATTTGTTTGCAGCTAAATTAGCTGTAGAATCTAAAATTGATGTTGGAGAGCCTCCACTTAATAACTCAAATATTGTCGCCATTATCTTCTACCATCCGGTTGTATATCTAATCTAAACGTTCCAAGTTTCCATTCTTGACTTGTACTTGTGTTCTCTATTTTTAGAGCAATCGCTCTAGCTCTTGCTCTAGTATCTACCTTACTCGTTGATGAGGTAACAGTAAAGGGGCCAAGTGATGAACTAGCTGCTGTATTATTAGAATAATTTCTTAAATTTAATGTAACTTGTGTGTTACCTGTTTGTGAAATAAAGTCTGGTATAAATCTTCTAATCTTCATAATGAACTCTCCATCACCTCTAAGTTCTGACATAGGGCCAGCACCTCTTTGTAGTTTTTGTGTAATATCAAAATCACCAGATATAATATTTGCTGTAATCGCTGTAACCGTTCCACCCTTAACTTGATCAGTTCCAGTTTCATGTTGATAATATGTTGATGTACCATCTGTGTTTCCTTGCACATAGGTCGCTGAACTAGAACCTTCAACACCATCAGCATCATATTCTAAAGCGTGTGGTTTACCAAAGACTGCTGAATCTTGCCAAGCTGTTCTTGCTAATGTTCCAATCGTCCACACAGGTCTTTGTGGTGTAGAATCAAAATAATTATAACAAACCATTCTATTAACTACAGATGAAGATGATGTTGGATAGAACCACATAATCTCACCATACAAGTTATTTAATCCTGCGGATATCATTTGATTACCAGAGTCTAAATTAATATCATCATAGACGTGGTCTTCAACTAAACATGGTAAAGATTCGAGTGAACCTGCATATTTAAAGAAACCATTTTCAGATAACCAGTAAGCTGCACCATCAACTTCAACAACTGCGTTCTTACCTGCTAATCCACAGTTAGTGCCAGCTTGTTCAAAAGCAAAAGTAAATGGTTGACCTACAAAACGCATCGTAAATAAAGCTGTGTCTGTGTAAACGTAAATTGCATTTCTACCTCTAATAGCTCCCATAATTCTTGATCCGTCAGCTAATCTTTGTGTACCAGCTGTATTGGTCGCTGTAGGTGTATAGGTATTAATATCTTCTTGATCAGAGAATCTTACAAACATATCATCTTGTGTAGTCTTCGTACCAATTGTAGTTTCTGTGCCAAAGAATACTAAGTGTCGATCCGGTGTAGATACTAGCATGTGTCTTGATGCTGTAGGTGCACCTGTAATAATAGAAGCTCTTGTTGATGTGGCTGCTGTGGCAGATGAATCCCATTCAAAGACTTCACCGTTACAGATTAAACAAATTGCTTTATCACCAAAGTTATCTAGTGACCAGAATCCTGGTTCAATAACTAAGTCACCTGATGCGGCTTCACCCCATGCTACAAAGTTTGTTGAACTTGTAACCGTTGCTCCACCTGAGTGTGACGCGGCCGTAGTATTCCTTACACCTCTAGTCACACCAGATAGTGTGTTACCAGATATACTTGTGTAAGATATTTCTTCTGTGCCTATTTGTATAAAATTTGTACCAGAGGATGGAAACTGTGATGCGTCTGTTAATGTAATGCTTGTTGCAGAATCTGTAATACCTGAAGCTAGAGTTGTAGTAAATGCTCCCACTTCTTTTCCACCCCAAGTTCCAAGTGACCAACCAAAACCTTGTGCTTGTACATCTGGACCCACATGATAATAATGTTTAACTCTAATACCACCTGACTCAGAAGCCCCGGACCCCGATTCATTAGACGGCATTGTAATAGTAATAGTGTTTGAAGCAGGAACCGTTGTAACCATAAATCTTATATCGTCAAAATTAGCTGCTGCAAAATCTGAATTTGTGATCGTTGAAAAATTATCTAATAGAACTATGTCTCCTGCTTGAATACCATGATCACCTGAAAAGTTTATGGTAACTTCAGCTGATCCATTAGTTGTACTAAATGCGTTTGTAAGTGTTGTTGTGGATTTAATAGGGTGTATGTCATAGAACACACCACCTGAATAAGCGTATAAAATTCTATTTGTTCCTATGATAGAAAATTTTTGACCAGAACTATTAGTAAATTGATGTAAACCTCTAGCTGCACCTGTTACATTATCTGCTCCTAACTGTTTCCAACCACCTATCTTTTCAGGTGTTTGATATCTAAAACGAACATTATCACAGTCAACCCACTGAGCTTCTCCGCCTGTAGCAGTGACCTGTTTATTAATTCCTGGTAAAAAAGATACCTTCTGTAACATAGATCTCCAGATTATAT